TTATTTCTTTAATTACAAAATCTGCTTTAAGCGAAACTAATACTGTTAGTAGTACGGTGGTGACAAACAATACACCACCTACTGCTAATTCACCTAGTGTTGTTGTAAATAACTCTGATGTTTGTAAGACAGCAGTAGCGGGCGCCGTGCAGACCCAGATTCTGGGAATTTCGTCGGGAATCACGGTGACTGATGAAAACTGTGAAAGAATAAAATTAGCTAGATCATTGTATGCATCAGGCATGAAAGTAGCATCTGTGTCAATATTGTGTCAAGATCCACGTGTTTGGGACTCAATGGCTATGGCAGGAACTCCGTGTCCGTACATGGGTTCTATTGGCCAAGATGCTGAAACAGGTTGGAAAGAGAATATGGATATGATTCCAGAGGGTAGTGTTGTCTATGCAAAATGGAATGATGAGATTAATCAAATAAAAGTTAAAGAAGGAGTCGAAAGCGATGGAGCAAAACTGGCGAAATTTATTATTGCTGCTATGGTCCTGCACTCTGGTATCGTTACCTTCTTCCCTTAGAGCTGAGTGTCCAGTAACTGCTTCTGGTGTTTGTACACCTGGAGTAGAGGAAACAATCGTAATAACAGAAACAGAATCAATTGAATACGAAGCTGATGGTCATACAGTAACCACTGAAACCACTACTACAACAACGACAGTAACAACTACTAATGAAGACTCAGGAGATATTCTTGATGGTAACAATAATTTCGTATCTTCTAATAAAGAGGGAGATATGGATATTGATTGGGGTGGTCAAGGTCCTGCAAGTATGCCTTCAGGTAATTCTTGTTATGAATTAGGCACAGATAAATGTGCACAAATTACTGGATCCGGTAATTCAACCTCGACACAAGGTGTAAGTGGAATGGGAACCACCTTTATTCAAACTGTAGATATATCTTCACTTGATGTAAAAAATGGGGGTAGAACAAACTATTCTATAAAAGTAGATAAAAGAGACGCTGAGGATCGTATCTATATGCACATTACAGGAAAAAACGGCAATACAAGTGTTTTTTCAGGAACAGACATTCTGTCAGAATCTGGTGTTACAAGTGGATATCAAGAATACACAGGGGGTTTTGATTTTGCAGGAACAATTACAAGATTAACAATAGAGGTAGGAGGGCGTGATATTAATTTAGCAATTGGACCGCTCTTTGACGACGTAAAAATTAATGTGCTTTACAATGTAGTATCGACAATAGTTACACAACAAATAACGACAATAGAAATGTGGATTGCATATGGCGGTAGTACAGAAACAGAAGTTATAGATATTGTAGAAAACATCTTTGAACATAATGATGTCGTAATTGATGCACCACAAGATGATTATTTTTTTGAACCAGAGTTTGATGAACCAGATATGGAAGTATCCTATGAAACTGTAGAGATGGAAATGGAGATGGATTATCAAATGGACTTTGAGATGGAAATGCCTGTTATGGAGGTAGAGTTTGAAATGCCGGAAATTACAGTAGAGGAGGTTAATGTAGCTTCAGTTGAGTTAGAGATGGAGATGGAACTTGAAATGGAACTTGAAATGCCAGATTTAGAATTACCTGAACCTGATATGGAAATGCCAGAAATGGACATGGAATTACCAGAACCAGATATGGAAATGCCAGAGACAGAGCCAGAAATGATGGAAGAGATTGAAGCTACACCAGAACCAGATACAATGGAGCCTGAAGTAGAATCTGAACCAGAGATGGAGGAAACAGTCAATGAACCAGAACCAGAACCAGAGAGTGAACCCGAAGTTGAGGCTGAGCCAGAACCCGTGGATGAAGCTTCTGAAGAAGATACTACAGAACCTGAAGCTGATGCGGAAGAGGAGCCTGAGCAGGAAGAGAGCGTTTCAGAGGCTGAGGCAGATGAAGAGCAACCAGAAGATATGGAAGAACCAGAAGATAAGGGTGAAGCCGAAGAGAAACCTGTAAAGAAACCAGAGTCTAAAAAAGAAAAAGCAGCTAAAAAAATTGTAAAGAAGATGGGTGATAAAGGTAGATATGATTCATCAAATCAGTTAAAAACTTTAATTGTGATGCAAGTATTAGGTGACACAAAAACCTTTTTTGAATCACAAAAACAGTTGGAGGATCGATTAGATTTCTTTACAGACTATATGATGCCAGATGCAGAAATACAAAATAACAACACAGCACAGTGGTATTTATTTGGTGGAAGTGATGGTATGATGAATGATATGATAGATTTACAATGGCAGAAGTAGAATTACCAGGCGGAATAAAATTTAAAGGTGGCAAGATTTTTGTCATACTTACAGCTTTGACTACAGCTGGTGGAGCACTATGGGGTGGTTTTGAATTTTACAAAGATTATCTCACAATGAAAGAACAGATTCAAGAATACGTAGCACCAGACCTTTCTGGCTTTGATAGAGATATTGCTGTTATGAAAGAAGAGATGGATGGCAAAACTGATCTTATACAAACAGAAGTAGAAATGCTTATGTCCGAAATGGAAATGATGATGCAGGAAATTAGACTTGTAGCTGATGTAGCTAATGAATTAAAAAATGATTTACGACAAGATGTGAGAAGAGTAGAGAAAATTGTAAATGATGTTGAACAGTTGGTCAAAGAAGATTCGAGAGAAACCAACCAGGAGTTAAGACAAACCACGAAGGACATTCAGGAAGACATGGAATTATTAAAGGGTAAGTTGGAACAAGCCATGACTGAGCTAGAAGAGAAAATAGATAAAAGAATAAAACTCGCATTAGAAAACCCTTTATCACAAATGTAGGTATGGCTAAACCACCTACTAACGAATACTTTACACCGGTCAAAAAAAGGACTAGTATAGGGCGTTCTCCACGCAGTAGGCCAAAGAACAAGAATAAAAGACGTCAATACGTTAAATACAGAGGTCAAGGATGAGAAAAGGTTTATATGCTAATATTCATGCTAAAAGAAAACGTGGTGAAAAAATGCGAAAAAAAGGTGCAAAGGGTGCACCTACTGCAGCTAACTTTGCAAGAGCAAAAAAAACAGTGAGGAAAAAATGACTAAATTATGTCCTAGAGGTAAAGCCGCTGCTAAGAGAAAATTTAAAGTTTATCCTAGTGCATATGCAAATGCATACGCCTCTAAAATATGTGCAGGAAAGATTAAAGATCCTAGCGGTGTAAAAAGAAAAGATTTTAAAGGTCCAAAAAAAGCTATGGGCGGTGTAATAGATTTTAATAGCATATCACAGAAACGTAAAAAAGTTTCTAATATGAATAAAGGTGGTATGGCTAGAGCCTGTGGTGCAATAATGGAAGGCAAAAGAAAAATAACAAAGTTTAGCTAATGTCTGGTCACAAAGGATTAGCAAAATGGTTTAAGCAGGATTGGGTCGACATAGGCTCAAAGAAAAAAGGTGGTGGCTTTTCTAAGTGTGGCAGATCAAAACAAAAAAGAGATGCCAAAAGAAAATATCCTAAGTGTGTTCCACGTGCAAAAGCAAATCGTATGACTGAGAGTCAAAGAAAATCTGCAGTTTCTAGAAAAAGAAGCAGAGCACAAGGTGTTGGTGGTAAGCCTACAAATGTCAAAACATTTGCAAAGAAAGCCATGGGTGGACTTATAAACGATCAAAGAAGAGCTGGTGCCGCACAAAGAGGTTTTGGTTTTAGAGGTGTATTTTAAATGCCTTTAAATCAAAAGGGTAGAAAGATTATGAAGTCTATGAAAGGCACTTATGGTAAAGATGCAAAGGCTGTATTTTATGCTTCAAAAAATAAAGGAGTAATTAAAGGTGTTGAAAAAAAGAAAAGATCCAAAAAAGGGAACAGGTAAAAAACCAAAAGGTAGTGGAAGACGACTCTATACTGACGAGAATCCTCGTGATACTGTATCTATTAAGTTTGCTACTCCTGGTGATGCGAGAAGCACAGTGGCAAAAGTTAAAAAAGTTAATAAACCCTTCGCAAGAAAAATACAAATATTGACAGTAGGAGAACAAAGAGCAAAAGTTATGGGAAAAGCTCAAGTAGCAAGTATATTTAAGAAAGGAAAAGATGCCATTAGAAGAGGACGTAAAACAGGACGTACGTAAGTGGTCTGAGCTTTTTCTAGAAGTTCCTAATATACATTTAGGTGGTTTCCCAGCATGTCCTTTTGCAAAGAAAACATGGACTGACAACAAAGTAGTTGTTGAAGTTAAGAGAAAACATAAATGGTATAAATCCGAACTAAACGGACATATAAAACAATTAGATTTTGACACTCATGACTTATTGATTTTTTGCGATCCTTATTTTAATTATAGTCTTGAGGACTTTCAAACAGTGATAGATGAGTACAATTATTGGCATAATAAAAAGGATATATTTTTTATGGGTTTTCATCCCCTCAACCCAGCAAACGAGGAGGAGCAAGAATTTCTGGTTACTCCAAATGGGGACACCCCTATTTTAGAAAAAGGCCTTAACTACTCAATGATGTTGGCACAAAAGTTCTCGCTATTGCAAGAAGCTTCTGATAAACTGCACAAGGCTGGTTATTACGATAAGTGGCCAAAAGGGTACTATCAAGACGTTGTGGTATCTAGAGCTAAAACCTATAAACGAATATTCGGAGGTCAATATGATGGGTAAAAAGAAATCTGCCATGAAGCGTGGCGGTAAAGTTATGAAAGGTAAGAAGAAAGCAGTTAAAAAACGTGGCGGCGGAATGATGAAAAAACGTGGCGGCGGAATGATGGAAAAAATGGCTATGGGTGGAATGATGTCACCTCGTAAGAAGATGGCTATGGGCATGATGGGCGGCGGAATGGCCGGCAAGAAAAAGTCTGCTATGAAAAAAGGCGGTATGGCTAAAAAGAAAGCTGTCAAAAAACGTGGCGGCGGAATGATGAAAAAGAAGTAAATGCCAACTTACGCTAGCACAGCTAATTTTGACCTCAGCATAGATGATATAGCTGAGGAGGCATATGAGCGTTGTGGTTTGCAAATTCGTAGTGGATACGATCTGCAAACTGCAAGGCGTTCATTAAATATATTATTATCTGAGTGGGCAAACAGAGGATTAAACCTTTGGACAATACAATTACAAGAAAAAACATTACCAGCTAACACTACTAGTTTAACTGGGACAAGTTTATTTGGATCTGGTGCAGATGACAGTCAACAAATTGTAGATATAACTGATGTTGTTATTAGAGATAGTAGTAATAATGATTTTGCTGCTACATCAATAAGTAGATCAACTTACTTTAATTTTACAACTAAAACAACCAGCGGAAGACCAACTCAATACTATTTTGAACGTACGATAAACCCAACACTATTTCTATATCCGGCTGCAGATGTAGCTTACACTCTAAAGTATTATGCGCTTGTTCGTATGTTTGACTCGGGGGACTACACCAATAATGCTCAGATACCTTTTCGTTTTCTTCCATGTATGACAGCAGGTTTAGCATATTATATTAGTATGAAAAAGTCTCCAGATAGATTAGTAGCATTGAAACAGATTTATGAAGATGAGTTTCAACGAGCAGCAGCTCAAGATGGAGAAAGAACAAGTTTATTTCTTACACCAAAAACATATTTTCCTAGCGTCTAATGTCTAAATTTGCATCAGGTAAATTTGCAAAAAGAATATCTGATAGATCAGGTATGGCTTTTCCTTATAATGAGATGGTTGAAGAATGGACTGGAGCTAGAGTTCATTATACTGAATATGAACCGAAACATCCTCAACTAGAACCAAGACCTATCGTTCAAGATCCTCAATCATTACAATTCGCAAGATCACAAATAGCTAATTCAACATGTTTTGTAGGATTAATAGGAGTAAATACTAATAGGTTTGCAAGTGTGGGTATGCAACCAAAAACAGAGGCAAAAGAAACAAGATTGCAGAGTTTTGCTGGAAATGTTACAGTGAGTACATCATGACTGATTATTCTGATTTATTATCAAACGTAAGGAATTATACCGAAACTACATCAGACGTATTAACAGATGCAATTATTAATCAATTTATTCAATCTACAGAAGATAAACTTAGAAGAACTGTCGATTTAACATATTATAGAAGATATGACACTGCCACTTTAACAGTTAATAATGCTTTTTTACCGCTTCCTGCAGATTGGGAAGCAACTAGGTATATTCAATTAATAGATAGTTCAGATAATAGAACATTCTTGATACAAAAAGATATTTCGTTTATGAACGAATATAAGCCAAATAGAACATCAACAGGAGCAGGTACTCCCAAGTATTACTCTGTTTATGATGATGATACTCATATGTTGGCACCAACCCCGAACGCTGCATTAACTGTAGAGCTCGCATACACGTATAAGCCACCTGTCTTATCCAGTACGACAACATCAAACTGGGTTAGTCAAAATGCTCCAAACGTGCTTTTGTATGGTTGTGTTTTAGAAGCACTTGGATACTTGAAAGGTCCTGCTGATATGATACAATACTATGATAAAAACTATAATCAGTCTGTACAGGCTCTCGCTACATATGAGATGGGGCGTGACCGTAGAGACGAATTTCGAGATGGCGTTATTCGTATCCCTCTCGAGTCTAGGAACCCATAGGAGATTATTATGGCAATTACACAAGCTGTAGCTAACAGTTTCAAAGTGGAGATCCTGAAAGGCCTGCACAATTTTACGGCTACGACGGGGAATGCTTTTAAACTAGCGCTATATGACAACGAAGCAACATTAAGTAAATCAACAACTGCTTTTCAACAAACTGACGAAGTAGGTGCATCAGGCACTTATGCTGAAGGTGGAGGTGCTTTAACCTCTGTTACACCAGTATTGTCTAGTGACACTGCTGTTTGTGATTTTACAGATATATCATTTACAAGTGCAACAATATCTGCACAGGCTGCTGTTATCTATAACAGCTCTACTGTATCTGGTTTAACAACTAACGCAGCTGTTTGTGTTCTTGATTTTGGCGCTGTTAAAACTTCAACTTCTGGTACGTTTACAATTACGTTCCCAGCTGCTGAAGCAACTGCTGCAATATTGAGAATAGCATAGGAGATAGAAAATGGCCTCTCTACAAGGATGGGGCCGACAAACCTGGAATTCGGGTGCTTGGAATACCTTTGCACCCGTTAGCGCAACAGGTAATGGCCTTACATCTTCATTAGGATCGCTTACACTTACAGGTGATTGTAATATTACCCTTACGGGGATAGGCACAACTGCGTCTTTAGGGACTGCAGTAGGAACAGGTGTTGCAGAGGTTACGCCATCGGGCAATAATATTGCCGCTTCATTAGGAACAGAAACAGTTACAGGGTCTTCAGCTGTCACAGCAACAGGAATAGGTTTACAAGCACAAATAGGCGATGAAACAGCAACAGGTGTTGCACAGGCTGGTTGGGGGCGTGGTGCGAATCAAAATACAGGTATACTTATTGGATGGAGTGACAACCTTTGGAATATATTAGAATCTGAATATGCATTTACAGGTAATGCTCTAACATCTGCAGCTGGAACCTCAGTTGCTACGGCAGACGTAAACATCACACCTACAGGAATTGGATTAACCGCTACCAGAGGATCTATAGGATCAATGGCTGAGGCTGGGTCCTTAGTTGCAACTTCATCTATAGGAACTTTCTCTATTACTGGAGATTCTCAATTAACTGTTGTAGCTGCTAGTGAGCCTGAGATTGATATAACAATTGGTACAGCTTCAGTAGAAATAGGTAAAACAGCTTTCCCATCAGGTAATGCACTTACTGCGTCTTCTGGGACAATTACTGCAGTAGGTAATGCAATTGTTACACCAACAGGCGTATCAAATACTGCATCATTAGGTGCTGAAGTGGTTTCAACTGATGTTGAAGTGGTGGGGACTGGATCATTTATTACTAAGACAGTCACAGTAGTTAGAAACGCTTCCGATACAGCTAATATTTATGCAATAGATGGTGTCCCACAACCAACCTTAGAACTAGCTGAAGGTAACACATATTATTTTGATCAATCTGACAATTCAAATGATACACATGGTTTACGCTTTTCAGAAACTTCGGATGGAACTCATGGAGGCGGAAGTGCATATACTACAGGCGTAACAGTTTCAGGCACTCCAGGGCAAGCCGGTGCTTATACTCAAATTACTGTTGCCACTGATGCCCCGACTTTATATTATTATTGTGTAAATCACTCTGGTATGGGTGGACAAGCAAATACCCCTGCTTCTGATGCAAACGCTTATTCTGCTACTGGACTTACAAGTTCATTTGGTCAAATAAGCTTTGTTGGTGATGTTGCACCTACGATATCAGGAAATGCCTTAACCTCATCTTTAGGAGATGAAAGCCAATCATCAATTTATTCTTTCCCTGGAGTTTCTTCTACTAGTTTTACTGGAACTTTGACAGTTACAGGAACTTCGACTTTGACACTTACTGGTAATTCTGCTACAAGTTCAACTGGTACTCTACAAGGCACCTTCTGGTCAGAAGTAGACGACTCA